AAGAATTTGAATCCCCACTAGCGGCAATATATTTAGCTCCATTGGCATAAAAATTAAAATAATCTCCATTGCTACCAATCCCGCCATTGACGTCAAGCGTGTGGGACGGAGTATTGCCAATCCCTACCGCATCTGCCGAGGCGTCAACAAATAGCAGGTTTGGATTCGTATCACCTTCAACGCGGAAATCATAGTTGTTCCCACCATCGTTGAACACCACCTCGCTGGTGCCCCATTCGACGCGCTCGACGCCGTTGGTGCTGATGGCGAATTGATCGGTGCTTGGGCGGAAGATGCCGGTGTTCAGGTCATCGCGGAATGCCAGGCCAGGTGCAGAGACAGTGCCATCCTCGATGGTCAGCGTGCCGTCGAGCTGCATGATCTCGATCCAGGCACTATTGGCGCTGTTGCGCAGCTTGAGGGTATTGGTTGTCGTATCTGCCCACCACTGGTAGGCGTAGGTGGTAGCTGGTGCGGTGGCGCCACTGTTGTTTGAGACGATGGCAGCAAGCTGACCGTTGAGATCAGCGCGTACTGCTGCACCAGTGCCGTTGCTTACAACGTAATCAGCTTGTGCCATGAGCCAGACCGCTTGACGGCAGTGTTTGTCCTACTTTAACCGCCTCTACCATAGCCGACCGCACTCCAGTTGAAATTACGACTGACGGCAGTGCCGCCCGAATTTTTGAAGGTAACGGTGAATCCAGTGCCGCTGACGCTGGTCACCTCAAAAAAGTCGCCTGAAGCCATGTTCTGAGCGGTGACGCCAACGCTAGGCAGGTATGCATTTACTCCACCAAGGCTTGCGGTGCCAGTAAAAAATGAATTGGCGAATGTGATGACCTTTGCCCCTGCGCCGCTGCTGACGGCACCATCGCTATTTTCTGTACGGCGCTGGAATGTCGCGTCATAGCCCAGTTCGTCTACCAGGATGTTCTGGTCAACGGCAGAACTGGTCAAATCAGCACGAAACTCGAAAGCACGAGCGCGAAAAGTACCGTTGACGAACTCTTGATAGGCGCTCCAAGTTGGTGTGCCAGCAGGGTTATCGTTCGTCATTCGTAGCATTAGCTTGGCATTTACCTTGTCGTTAATAGCGCCATCAAAATCGCTCCAATCATCAAGAGTGTTAGTGCGCGAGTCAATCAGATCTGACGGGAAGTAGCCACGGGTAACAAAATAGCGACGCAAATCAAGTGCAAAGATGTTGCCAAGATCTAATGTATTTAGGAAATCATATGTGCCTGAGCTTGTAACATCGCCTATCAAATCAAAAGTAGGCACCAAATCCACGTCAACAACGTCATCAAACAGCGATGTGCCCTCTAGCGTAAGGGCATCAAATTCATCGCTATAAAAGACATCGGTTCGTACCCCTTGGAACGGCGGGGTGTCTTGATCCTCGCGGCGGGTTTGGATTGATAGTGGTGCAATCGTATCTGGCAGGTCAATAATGACGCTGGTTTCCGTCGCGCTTTGACGCCCACCGTCGTCTTCGTACTTGACCAAAACTTCACCTTCCACTAGCGGAATGATGGCTTCGGTCGAGCTACCGGATTTAGCGGGAATTAGGTCAACACTGTTGCTCCAAGTCGCCGTGCCATCGGTGAGGCTGCTGTGGCGTATGTGGATCTTTCCACCAACTTTTACATCCAGATCAACGGTTTCGTCCCAACGTAGGCGACCGGAATTGTTGTTGATCGCCTCAAAAGTAAGATTCTGGACATTGCCTGGCACTTCTGTCTTGCCGAGTAGTTCAAATTCAGCAATGGCAGCGATGCTGACGGCACCAAGATTATTGACGCTGCGAATTTGCACATAAAGTGTTCCATTCCGCAAGCCTGTTAGCCGCGCCGATGGGGACGTGGTACTTAACTTAATCCAGTTATCATTATCAATGCGATATTCAACTTCAAAACCAGTGACACGAGTCCTAGGGTTGATCCAACTTAGTTCAAATGCACTCAGGACGCTTTGACCGTCTTGATATAAATGCTCAGTGCCGGTAATCGCTGACGGCGGATCAGGCAGCGCTGATAGATTGCTGATGTCGCGGAACTCAAGGTTGATGTCGCTCTCGATTGCGGCATATAGAGATTCATTGTATTGAAGTGCAGTGCAAGTAAACACGCCGCCTTCGCCTTCAGCCACGCTTACAACGCGAAATAGATTTGCTTGAATGTCATTAGTTTCTACTAGAAATACAGTCTGTGGATTTGGCGCTTCACTGAACGCAGCGCTTACTGTAAATACACTTCCAGAGATGCCGCTAATAGTGCGCGTTTCAACTAAACCTGTTGGCAGCAACACCGAAATAGTCGGAGCATTTGCAGTTGTTGTCGGCAGTCCGCTTATCGAATCAACTGTGACGGTAGTAGTTGTCGCGGTATTGATGCGTCCAGAGCGCCGTGTGCCACTTTTTACTGGGTCAGCAATAGAGATAACAACACCAGGGCGCAAAACGATGCCACTCTCAATGCTGACAACGAATGTCACGGTATCTGTAAGATTCTGCTCCATTAGCAATGCCCATTTGCCTAGCCGATGCGCTTGTCCACGGCTATAGCATCCAAATGCTTTGATGTCTTTGTTAATGACACCAAACTTGGTGATCGCATCAGCATCTTCTACATACTCAAATTCAACCTCGCCTAAGCCGTCATAAGTTTGATATGCCACTGTGGCAGTCGTATGACGCGACTTTTGCGAGCTGCCTGAATAGCTAAAGTTGCCGTCAATTACATTTGACGGACCAAGCAAGTATTGCGGATCTGATGGTTTGTCAGCCATAATAACCATTGACCCAGCGCCGTAGTAAGCAATCCCACGAAAAATTGAAACAAACTGCTGAATGACGTTGTAAATCTCTTCTCGGCTATTAATCAGAAGGTTGACTTGAAAGCGTGGCTCCTGCCCGCCAAAACCATTACTAACCAGTTCGTTACAGTATTGAGAAATGGCAAAAAAGTCATAGCGATCTAGGCTTGCTTCTGGTATAGATGGGCCGTATCTAGTGGAGGTAAGCAAATCCCACAGGCACCAAGCAGGGTCAGCGCACCATGTAGCCGCGCCAAAGCTGCCATCCCACACGCCTGCATAGGTAACGCGGCCTAGATGCGTCGTGGTGTCTACCGTTGCATTAGAAGGCAACCTAACTTTTATGCCTCGTATCAAATATTTGCGGGTCGGGATGTTTTGAAATTGCCGTGAATCAAATCGCAAGAATGACAATGCGCTGTTTGGGTAGCGCAACTTCTCGTCAATAATTTCAGTGAAACTAAACCAGAATGTACGGTTTTGACGCTTGGCGCTTGATTCATCTGGCGACACCCGCACCATTCGGATGTCAACTGGAAATGCTCCAGTCAACGCGATGATGTAGTCACGCTGATAGCTGTTGGTGGTCTTGCCACTAATTGTATCGTTTATGACATCAGTAAAACCACCGCCATTGTATTGCACTTGAAACTTGATATCGACGCTATGGCCAATAATGTCGCCATTGTCCTCAAAAATCTGCAATGCTGGGAGTTGGATGGTGACGCGAACACGATCAACATCTGTATCAGTGATTGACCGTGTTACAGAGCTTGATGCCGTTGCCTCAATGTTGACACCAGTCTCAGATTCAATGCCTTGAGTACCAGCAATGTATGTCTGCGCTTGAGTGCCAGTCTTAAATTCAGTTGTATAACCGGTGAAATTGTTGGCGCCGCTGCTGGAGACTACAGGTGTATCATCCAGAAAGACGCTTCTAAGCCCATTATCAAGCCCTTCAATTTCACCTTCAGACAAAAGATCAAGAACACTGGCAAACTGCGTGGACTGGAGCGAATCATCGGCTTCTGTTGGAACCCTTTGCGAACGACCGCCGCCACCCTTGCCACCCTTGCCACCGCCTGCGCCAATGATGCGAGTCATACTGCCACCTGATCTACGTCAAGACCGCTGGAAATTACGGCAGAGCCAACAAATGCACGTCCATAACAAATTGGCACTGCCATTCCTTGTTTGCTTGTATTAACAATTCCGCTAAATGAGAATGATTCAAGCCGTGCCGCTTCTTTGCCTGATGTAAGCCCGGCCATGTTTGGCATAGGCGAAATTAATCCTGCAATGCCGCCTAAAACTAGACTGGCACCAAAAGAGAAAAGCGCGTTACTTAAAAATGGAACACTACCAGCGGCGGCGCCGCCAAAGATGCCGCCAGCAGAAGTAACCCCAGCAAGAGCGCCTGCGAAAGGTATAAAAGAAATCGCAATTAACGCAATACCTGCCAAAATCCGTCCAATACCACCTGCGCCGACAATTACTGGCGCAATGCTGAAGACTTCACGTTCAGACCACGGCAGCACCAGCCCCTCAGGTGCTTCATTTGTGATCCTGTCGCGGCCACGGGTGACACGAAATGCCATACCCTCTGCCTCACGATCCAGCAGCCACTGCGCCAAACCAGGAAAGTTTATGCACAATGCCTTCATGGCTTGCGCTGGAGTGTCCGCTACAAATTCAAAACGGCACTGCCCAAGGTACTTACGCAGTGGGCCGTAGACCTTAACGACTTTCATGCCTCACGACCATCGCCGTATTTTTCACATAATAACCGCCGAGCACATCACGGCTAGACAGCCGTCCTTGAACGTGATGCAAAATCTGCTGGTCGCCGACGTAGATGGCAGCATGATTAGGCAAGCTCGCGTCAAGGTGCATAAACAACAAATCGCCATATTGCAGCTCATCAAATGGCACCTTATGGAATCCTTGACTTTTGTAGCTGTCTAGGTACAAGTTTTCACCTCGCTCCCAGAAGCGGTCACGTCTGGCGAAGTCGGCCAACACCAAACCAAACTCACGCCGATACCAGTCACGCACCAGCGCGTAGCAGTCCACTACGCCGAACGCAAACTCGCGTCCGACATACGGCAACTCAAAATCCTTTGGGGTGCAGCCGCCCCATGCTTCGGTTTTAGGGTTGATGATTACCCACGGC